GGGATAGATGCAACTAACTCTTTATCAAAGCCCATTGCTACCAAGTCACCACGATCAATCATTCTACGGTGTGCTACGAATGGAGAGTCTTCAATAGTGCGAGCAATCTTGCTGATTAAGAACTCTTCTGGCGGTACGTTTTCAACAACAACTCGGCTGTTATCATTAACACGCTGAATAGTTACATTATGGTTATTATATGCCATTCCATCAGCAGCAATAATTGTTTCTGTCTTTTGCTTGATAATTTCCCACTCACCATCGCTCAATAGCATAGCAAGTTCATCGTCTGATAAGTTCTCGTACTTCTCTTTTGTGATGTCTTTCTTTTCTTCCCAGTACGCTTTTACTACGCCTACCTTTTGAAGTAATGCATCCTTGAACCAGTTATGCATGATCAAGAAGCCACCATTGTCTTTATAGAATACCCAGTTAGCCATGTCAGATGCTTGTTCTGCAAATGGCTCATCACCATCTTTTACTGGCTCAAACTGTACAGCATCTTCGTTAGATGTAAACACACGCATTAATTGTGGTAATGCGCCATCGACTACCTCAGCAGTTTCACCTGTGACTACAGCGCTAGAACCATCAACCTCATTGCCATATGGCTTGCGTAGGTAGTAGTCCATTGCCTCTGCACGATCTGCAACCGTTTCAGTTTCAATGTAACCAATGGCAGCATTGATTTCAATCTGACATTTACTTAAAAGTTCTTCATCTGACATTCTAGCCATGTTTATACCACCCAAGATTTATTAACACTTAATGGTTTACCCCAGTCGGAATCAACCTCATTCAATCCAATTGCCAAGTACCTAAAGCTGTCTGCATAGTGTGATGCCCAGTCATGCAATGGCGTATCAAAGAATACGTTACGCTTTTCATCAAATACCCTACGATAGTTGCGTAGTGCAGATAGACCTTGCTTTGTGCCTTCTCTATCAAACCAGCAACGCGGCAATAAACGTCTTACCGCTTGAATGCCATCAGCAACTGATAGACTAGGTGCAATTGTAACATCAAGACCAGCTTCCATTAGCACCTCTTGACGAGATTTGCCAGTAGACATCTCACGAACTCTTACATCATGTGGCAATATCTGTTGACCTTTATCGTATCCACGATCACGCAACCAGCTAACATAGTAATCTAGGCCAACGCCATGATTCTCTGTACAATCAATTAATTGTATCTCTTTACCTACGATTTGTGCTACCCAGATACAAGTGCTATCGCTAACACCCAAATCCCAAGAGCAAATAATGCGAGCAAGATTGTCTTTAGGAATTGTCGTAACACGATTTTGCTCATCTGCTTCATTTAGTAACTGGCCATAATATGCGCCTTCTACTGGTGCATCAAAGGAGCATTCAAATTCTTGTCTATACTTATCCTCACCCATCTCAGCTTTAGCATCTGCTAATTCTTTATGGTCTAGGATACCTGTTTCACTTGCCTTAAACTCTAAGAACTTCCAACCATCTGCCTTTAATGCACGTTCTTTAAAGTCTGCAAAATGGTTATTACCCTTTGGCGTACCAATGAATAAACACCAACCTTTTCGATCAGCTAGCGCAGGTCTTAAAATCTCATTCCATATCTTAGGGTTCTGGTCACCAATCTCATCTAGCACTACGCCATCAAAGTATTGACCACGAAGAGAATCGCCATTCTCAGAACCATATAAGCTAATACGTCTACCTAAGAAGTCTACTCGCAACTCGGCAATGTTTACCTTTGCACCTAGCGGCCTTGTGTACTCAACTAAATAGTCGAATGCAACTCGCTTGGCCTGTGCATACGTTGGCGCTATGTATGCGTATCTAGGGTTTGCCTGTTGGTTGTTTAGTGCTGCATCAATGAGGTGTAGGATAGCTGATACAGTCTTACCCATACGCCTATGTGCAACAACGACAGTAAAACGATGTTCGTTTACTGCCTCATGAATTTGTAGTTGTGGCTGTCTAGGTCTGTAACCTAGATCAATATCATCCGACATTCTCATCCTTTTGCTCTAATGCTAAAGGTGGAACGCCTGTAATTACTTTTAACAATACTGGAGCTTCATTATCTCCAGACATTTCTACAGAGCTAAGATCAGGCACAGACTTCTTGAGTAGTATCTCAATAGCCTTCATGCGACCACTAGGGATTTCTTCAATGTGTCCTAGTGCATAGTCCTGTAATAAATTAATTAATTCTGTTGCTTGTATTTTTGCACGAACCATATCGCTATGTCGTGGATTTAATCTTGCTGCCATATGTTATCACTCCCGAAGGTTGGTGATCCTTGTGTTGTTAATTCAAAAGTCCTAGATTAATATCTACGGGCATTGTTCTACTTAATTTCTCACCAATAAAGTGAGCTGCTGCAAAAGGTTTTGACCAGTTCTTATAATCATCCATATTTGCACCTTTAGGAAAATCATAGTCGTCAATAATATGCACGTTTCCTTGTGCATCCTTTACATACTTTGATCTACCTATTGCAGTAGACAGAGCATAACCTTTATCTTTAAATGATGCCTCAACTGGCATATTTGCTACACCATAATTATTATATTCTGGTAGTCTAGGATAATCTGGGTACTGTATTGTTGGACTAAACTTACGCAATGCAAGTTCTGCCTCTAATCCTGCTGGTGCTGTTTTCTTATGTGCAAGCATACCACTAACTGGCTGCATATCTTCTAGCTTCGTCATGTCTTTATAGTATTTCTTATACATATCAGCTTCTGGCTTGCTTGATCTTTGTACGCTATTTGCGTATGTCTGGCGCAATAGATCCATCTCTTGTGGTGTGAATTGTGCAGCAGATACTGGATCTGGATTTACAATACTCTTAGCCAACAAACGAGCATTAGACGGCACAGCTTGCTGATATGCAAATTGTGCAAGCGCTTTAGGAGTATTTAAGATGTCTAACAATCCAGCTATTATTTTTTCTTTTGAAACTCAGCCATTGATTTATCAATAGCTTGATCTGTGCTTGGAGCTTGCTTTGTAGGTTTAACTGGATGGAACTTACCACCAGCCCAGAGCTTATCAATCTTTTCTGCTACCTTAGTAAGATCACGCATGATTACTTACCTTTCTTTTTAGCAACGCCAGCTTCTGACAATGCAATTGCAATTGCTTGCTTCTTATTCTTTACAATCTTGCCGCCCTTACCAGAGTGCAGACCTTTATCTTTAAACTCGCCCATTACTTTGCCGATCTTCTCAGCTACTTTGTCCATATTACGCATCTTCGTTCTCCATATCAGGCATTTCGTAATCTTTCTTTTCCCATACGCTGCAGGTGCGAGAGTTATGGCAAATAAAGTCTAGCTTATGACAGTATCCACGTTGAGCTTGACCGTCATATAAATCGTACTTATTCAATGGAATTGATTCCATCGCTTCAAACATTTCTGGAGTATTTTCGTAGTATTCACAGTTACCGCAACGTCTACGTTGAGCTTCTGCTGGTGTGATGCGCCACATCTTAGCCATCTTAGCCCAAATTTCTGTGTTTTGTTTAGATGGATCTTGTGGAACTAATGAGAAGTTTTTGATTGCATTCTGTGTATTTGCTGCAATTTCTTTGGCAGATGGGATTGTGGTTTTAGTATCTAGTAAGCCTTTAATCATATATCTGCCTTAGTAATAAATTGCTACTCGCTGCATCTGTGGTTCGTAGTCTTACCCTCATAGCCACTACAAACATTTAGCCTCTACAGTTATCTTTCACAGCATCCGCTTTTGCATAAAGAACTCACAAGCATAAATGATGTGAGCCATAATTTAGGAGATTTTCATGGGCAAGCCATCTCGGAGCTTGGATGTATCTAGTATTCATCATAAACTGGGCGATCAAGTCCGTTTATCCCACGATTGCCGTTGCGGATCAGGCAACTAGCAATATTCTAAAAAGTGATAGGCTTCATCGCGCTTGGTCGCATCCACCTATCGAAGTCCAAGTACACTCGGAGAAGAGTACCATTTCTGGTAAACCGAATATATCACGATTTAGCCAAGTTAGTCAATAGTTTAGTAATATACCATTGTGCCTTATGCAAATCTTCTTTACCGTTCTTCTCTTTCCAGCGCCATAAGTATTTAATAGCGTTAGCTGTACAGACAGCCTCTATGCCTTTTAAGTTCACAGTTGCAGCCTCTAGCGCATCAATGCACTCTACTCCACCTTGCTTGTAATGGCTAGGATTGATGTTATCTTTAGGCAATAGTCCAGCCTTTTCTAGTGCAGCATCAACCTGAGCATTAAACTTGTTATTCCATTCCTGCTCTTCATCTTCGTTGATATTGCCACCGTTCCACATTTCTTCAGTTGTAATTGATTGCATTGGTAAGTTCCATAAGTTAATAGGTTTAAGTATTAGGTCGTGCCATTTAATAACCATTCTTTTGCTTCTTCATCTGTATGTAAAATTTCATATTTACCTACGCATTTCTTACATATTAAGGCATAGCATATGGCATTACGACCATGATCATCATATTCTTTATACATTACATCTTGCCCATCATCAAAACTATGTGATTCACATCCGCAACTAAATCTGATCATGTAACACCTCTAAAATATAATCCATATCTACTTGCTTCCCTCTTGATGCTAGGACTGGCATAGTGTGAAGTCCTTTTGTTTTACTACAATAGAATAATCTTGTATGCACTTTCTTGCCATCAACTAAGATTGTAACTTCTTTTACGTTCTTGTAATCATCCATTTAATAGATCCAGTTGTTTTGATAGTAGTTCTACCTCACTCATACCAATAGCATCCTCAAACGCTCTAATTCCAGCGTGAATAGCAACACCATGCCCACCAATCCTATGATGTGTAGGGCATAAGCCAATAGCTTTAGACCAATGCGATTTCCTTCCTGCTCCTGCTCCAGTACGAATGTGATGGATCTCGCAAGGCGAGTAGCCGAAACCACCCAGTAAACACACAATGCAGCCAAGATCAGCCAATTTAGCATAATGATTACGTTCATCTTTAGTCATTCTCCAACTCTCTTATTCTGTTAATCAGCTTTAGTATTTCTTTAGCCATTAATTCAGTTCTATTAGTAACGCCACGTTTCTTATATATGTTTCCAAGATGACGTTTAATTTGTGATTCTGTTACATCAAATAAATCTGCTAATTGCTTAATGCTATATCCAAACATTACATGAATATTTACTTGCTCTTCAGTCTTAGTTAGCTTTGCTGCCATGTAATATCCTATTAATCTCTGCTCTACTTTCAGCTACAGATCTTACCTTAACTTTCTCTATCGTTCCATCACTATTGATAGTGCCACGAAAAGACTGCTCGCCATTAGATGCTCTGAAGCTGCCAGTAAATCCTGCTGCAGCCATATTCTTAATGAACTCGTTTACCGACATTTACTCTTCCAATCCTCAATTCTGAATGAAACTTATCGCCATCATACTTAAAGCAAATAAGATAAAGATGTGGCGCTCTGCGATTCTCTGCACAGTTCTTAATATATCTAGCAGGTTCTGAAACAATCTGCCTCATGCTATCAATGCTAAATACTGCGAGTATATTTTCCATGCTTCTTTCTCCATGCTGCAGTCTTGCTTGGCCTGTGTCGTAATCCAATAGCAAGCAATAGACCTGTAGCTACACCTAGCGCATATGCTGGTGAGTAGCACAGTAGATAGTCCTTAACTGTTATCAGCATTTATACATCCTTACATTTTTACCAGTTGATTCACAGTAGCTATTGATCCATGCTTTACTGCTATCACGCTGCATAGTTTTACCACAATGTTTGCAATAATAGTTGCTCATACAATTCCCTTGTACGTTCTATTGTATTTGATCCTAGTCAACGTCATTCTATCCATGTCGTAGTCAATCATAATAACTTTACCAAGAACTCCAGCATTTAACTTAGATCTAATTTCTCGTACCTGTGCTGGTGTAAACTTGCAATGGCCGTGTAGCTTTAGTGTTGGCACTTCATCAATCATGTGTTTTTTTCCTTTAATGCTTGTTCAATAGCACGGGCAATCCTCAATAATTCATGTTCTAAAACATTTATTTTATCTACTTTAGGCTCATAATCTAATACGCAATCAAGATACCCTCCATTTAATATTAGTTTATTTATCTCATCATCCGTTAATCCTTGCCATTGATGAGGGTGGGTGTAGAGTGGGATAGGTTCTGCGCCTTTTGGTAATTGCTTTTTAGTTTCAGCAATGGCGGTAAAACTTCCCATCTTTGACATCCAAGCCACAGGCTCTTGTGCTGGCTGTTCTTGTCTGCATCCATAGAAACATTCGCCTTGTTGTGTAGGCTTTCCACATTTTTTACAGACTGGCTGTTCTAATGCTTCTTTACAGGCTCTAATGGCTTTCAATAATGGGTCACCTCTGCTTTGTGAAATGCAAGACATCGCTTCAATCGCCATCTTCAATGCCTCTTGTGTTTTATCCATGATTTTTTTCCTTTAATGCTTGTTCAATAGCATCACATAATCCAATTAATTCAATTCCTCTCATAGTATTGTTTTCACTCCATTTACGAATACTTGCTAATTTTTCATTATCCGATAATCCTTGCCATTGATGAGGGTGGGTGTAGAGTGGAATAGCATCATATTCGTTAAACTTATTTTCTGGGTAGCAGGCTGACTCTATAAGACTGTCTTTGTCCATACCCAAGCAATCATCATCCCAATCAATTTCACCATTCTTCGTGCGAACCCAAACCACAGGCTCTTGCGCTTGGTTTAGATACTTACCTAACTTAACAGCATTATCATAACCATCCTCAAAACCTTGTTCGTATGTTTGCGCTGGTTGTTCTAGTGCTTCAACTTTTCCACAATGAATACATTTTCTTGGATATTCCTGATTCATGGCTCTACTATAAGTGCAAATGTGTATTGGGGGTGGTGGTGGCGGTGGCTTTGGTGAATTGCCAATCTGTTTTGACATTGTTCTACCTTCCGTTATGCTTTGCGCTGGTTGTTCTAATGCTTCTTTACAGGCATTTATAACTTTTGCTAACAATACATAATCACATTCTGCCCATGTAGTTTCCATCGCTTCAATCGCCATCTTTAATGCTTCGTCTTTATTCATCCCGTTTCCTTTGAATAGTCCAAGTATCTATTTTTAACCAATATGTTTTTTCTGAATAAATTTTGTTAGTTAATACTTCTGATTCAAGACATTTTTCATATTTATGTAATTCAATTAATGCTTTGTCTTTAGTCATTTGTTTTTTTCCTTTAATGCTTGTTCAATAGCATGAGTCCAATCTCTAATATCGCTACCAACTAATTCAGTTTCAAACTTTTTCCATAGTTTTTCTACTTCATCATCCGTTAATCCTTGCCATTCACGCTTTGGACTATAGTTTCCGTTTTCATTTCTTATCAATTCCACAGGTTCTTGCGCTGGTTGTTCTTTTGGTTCTCTTAACTCATGCCATTCTTCAACTGTGATTCCATCAGCAAGTTTAATTTCAGGTTGCATAATAGATTTCCTTTCATTGTTTGGTTGTTCTAGTGCTTCTTTTTCAATCCACTTACGTTCGAATTGTTGGATAGTAGCCACAGGTTCTTGCGCTGGTTGTTCTAATGCTTCTTTGCAAGCGTTGATTGCATCTCCGCACAAAAGAATAGGGCTATCATCCATCTCTTCAATGTAATACCCTCGCTTTATATCTTCATCCCAATATTTTGTAAGTTGTTTTTTGGCTTGTTCCAACGCTTCAATCGCCATCTTTAATGCTTTGTCTTTAATCATCACCAACTCCAGCCTAAGTTACTTGCCCATGCTTGTATCTTCTCTTGATACTCGCCCATATCCTTAACTGATAGTTTAGTCGTACTCTGGACTTTTGTCACTCTTTCTCTGCCAATATTCTTCTCAATCAGCAAGAACTTATATCCCATCAGGTCATGCATCTCTTCTGCCGTATAGCCTAGATAATTGCCTATGCTGCTATATAGTTCCCATAGCCTTGCATTCTGCTCTATGCTGCGATCACTATTGCGTTCTTTAATCAACACTTGCCAGTTACCCTCTACCTCTACTAAATCATTTAGCTTTTGGAATAGGACTGGTAGGTTGCTCTTTGTTATGTTGAATGGCTTGTGCTTTTGCATCTTCTATCTTCTCCGATTTATATAACCATTTGTTACCATTCCACAGCTCGTATATAACC